CAGCCAAGAACTGTGGAACGGTAGCAAAGAAGTCCTCAACAAACTCAAGAGCAACTGGGATGCACTGGAAGCCAACCCGACTGCAAGTCTTGAAGAACGCACGTATGCCAAGCGAACCTACGAACGCTACGCCTACATGTACAACAAGACCAATGAAGGTGATGGCTACCAGAAGGCCAACCAGTATTACAACGAAGCCGCTGGTCTGTTGGCGTTCCTTGACGGGAACAAGAACGTGGATGAGTCTGACTTTGGCTCTGGCGAATTGGTATCTTCCATCCGTGCGTACACCAGTATGATGCAGTTGGGTCTGTCTGTTGCCACGGGTGCGCTGAACTACATCGGCGCGTTCACCAACGGCATCCCTTACTTGGCTACATACAACTCCAAGACTGCGTTCGGCGGTGGCTTCGGTGCTCCGAAATCTATCGCTGCGTTCATGACTGCACTGAACCAAGTCGGTCTGCGCAAGTCACTGACTACTGACGTTCTCAAAGGTAAGGGTGAGGCAGGCTTCGACACTGCTGAGTTCTTCGACAAGATTGCTGCCAGTAAAGAACTGCAAGACAAGTACGGCATTAAAGACCACGAGGCTAAGTTCCTTGCTCGTGAAATCCGTGAGGGTGTAATGATTCCGGCGCAGTCCAATGCGCTGACGGCAACGGCTCGTGGTCGTGCAACATCCGGTGCGAAGCAGAAGTTCTTTGACGGTGTGATGTACACCTTCAACTCCACGGAGCAAGCATCGCGCAGAGGCTTAGGTCTTGCAGCGTACCGTCTGGCTTACGACCGTGCCATCGCTGCACATGGCGACTCCAAACGTGCATCGGCTGAAGCCCGTGACTTTGCTGTGGATACCCTGAAGTTCTCGCTTGGTGAGTACTCGGTGCTGAACCGCCCTGCTGCATGGCGCTCTGGTATCCAGTCATTCATCTACATGTATAAGGTGTTCCCAACAACATCCATCCAGATGTTGTCTCGTCTCGACAAGCAGGGACAAGCCATCATGTTGGCTTCGTTGTACGTAATGTCCGGCCTCATGGGTCTGCCATTCGCTGAGGACATCGAGGACATCATTGACACCATCGCGCAGAAACTGGGCTGGACAAAAGCCAGCATCCGCTACGAGATGGCAAAGGTGATTGACCAAATGGTTCCCGGCGCATCGCCATACATCTTGCGTGGTTTCCTCAATGCGCTGACTCCGGCTGACTTGGCTGCTCGTGTCGAACTGGGTAACTTCATCCCCGGCACTGGTGCTCTGTTGGCTGGTGCAAACGTGGCGAAGGAAATCAGTGACATCGCTGGCCCGGCTTGGTCGATGCTCACAGGCGTGGCAACAACTATCCCTAACGCTGTCAAGGCTGCGTTCACTGATCGTGTATCAGTGGTTGACGTACTGCGTGAATCCCCGGTGACGATGGGTCGCGCTCTTGGCGACTTGTTGGCGTTTGATAATGCAGGTGCAATCATTGACCGCCGTGGCTACGTCATCTCGCGTGACCTCACCGCTGGCACGATGATCGCTCGGGCACTTGGCTTCTATCCACAGGCTGCATCGGAGCAATACGAGTTCATCCGCGCAGCGCGAAGGGTTACGGACTATCAAAGGGAAGTGTCTGCTGGATACCAACACGCTTGGATTAAAGCGCGTATCTCCAACGATGCTGGTCAACGCCGCGCTATCGAAGAAGCAGTTCGTGAGTGGAACCGTTCAACCTACGGCACACCGCTCTACATCAACAACTTCCAAGATAATGCAGCCAGAGCGTACGAAGAAGCCCGTCGTCCTGCAACGCAACGCTTCCTGCGCACTGCGCCGAAAGCATCGCGTACTGACTTGAAGTCAGCGTCAGAGATACTGGCCTACTAGACCGCCTTGAGTTGACCCAGTAGTAAGTTGTCGATAGCCACATCCTCGTCCTCTAGGATTCCTCGGAGGCGGGTGTGGCTCAAGTTCAACGCAACTACATAGGACTGTGGCAGTTTGATTGGGCTGTCCTTACCAAGGCTGGCCTTGTTCGACTTAGGTGTAACCACGAGGTCGGCTGCGGTCATCTCGCGCATGAAGCCACGATAGTCCACACCCTTGAGAGCAAGCCACTTACGGAAGTGCGTCCGGTCGAACATGACTGTACCGTGGTCGAACCGTGAAGTTGAATCCTTGCGGTGGCAGTCGAACCTCGCACGTACCTCACCACGCGGAAGCCGCTGCAAATCAACCGTAGGTTTGTTGTCACCTGTGTGCCATACCGTGAGGGCCATGTTCGCATGTTCGTTCAGGTACTCGGTGAGCATGTCGAAGCCATCATGTTGGTAGTCAACGATGGACTTGCGCATGGAGCCAAGTTGTCCGAGAACCCACTCAGTCGCAATCTCAGGCGGGAAAGCAATGATGCCGCGCTCATAACCAAGGCGCATGGCAAGATCAGCCAACACAATCGCCTGTTCCCAAAAGCGTTCCTCGCCAGCAAAGTGGTGGTTGTACCGCTTAGGGAAAGACTTGAACGCCTCATCAACCATACCCTTCATACCTTCAGGGCCGAGGTGCATCAGGTACTTCACGAACTCCCGACCTGCATGACCGTAGTTCGTTGAGATGAAGTTGTAAATGTCACGACCTGCGCTGCTGCCTGACTTAAACAGTGGGTGAACCTGAAGCGAAATCTCCAACAGGCGAACCATCTGCGCTGTGGTTTCCATGCCGGATGCCAGCAACTTGGAACCCATGGATGTGTTGTTCGACAGGATGGCAGGAGCCGCCCACTCACGGGCTTCACGTTCCTCAGCATGGCGGTTGAGTCGTGCCTTGTCCCGGCCTTGTGAAATCCAGTACAAGAAGTCACCAACATCTTTGACATCCATCATCGTGGTTTCGTCGATGGTCAGCGGCATGTTGTTGTACAGACCGAACCGTGCGAACACAGCGTTCTGTGTGTACTTAGCGGCGAAGTGCAACTTCTCAGGCACACCCCAGACAGACTGCGCCCATAACTGAGCCAAGGTCTTGCCGCATCCAGTCGCACCGTAGAGCGACACAGTGGTGGCCTTGAGTCCGGTGAAGGAATACAGCGGAGCCGACAGACTCACACCGATGGCAAACATCTGCCCAACCAAGTTGACCTTGGGCATGACACGGGTGAACTCTCGCCACTCCTCTAGGCTACCGCCTGTTCCATACAGGTCGTTGCCAAGTCGTTGCGATGTGGATGATAGAGTGACGGACTCCTCAGATACAGTTCCGTCATTGTTGCGGCGCAGAATCGTGTCACCGATGACGAACTCTTTGTAGTCATTCTTCCATCCCATTGTGGAATAGAGGTTCGTCATTGCCCTCTGCTGCCGTAGTTTGTCCATGTAGGAGCGCAGCATATATTGAAAGTACTCCGTTTGTTTTTTGCTTATGAGAACGATACCTTGGTCTGCGATGGCTCCCGCAAACTCACGGCTTCCGTCAGTGAGAAACGCTTGGCGCAGGTTCAGTGGTTGCCAGCCAACATGCTGACGAAGCCAGTGATACCGCACCACCTCGTACCCCAGTGATTCATCTTTGCCGTATCCGACTGGGTAAATGTCGAACGGGCACACGTCGATGTCAGTGTCATCAAGCGTGACCTTGATACCGCGCTCAGTCCGCTTGAAAGGTTTGGGCAAAGCAATCTCGTAAGCAGCAGGGTCGAGTGCGTCTTGTGCAACAGCAACTTCTTGGTACTGGATACCCAACTGGTTGGGGCTACCGACTTTGCCTTTGAACTTGCAGCCCTTGCATCGCTCAGGATTGGCTTCCTCAAACGTCTCGCAGCGTGTTGGGCCGGAGGTCTTGTTCTGCCACTGGGCAATCTTCTGACGGGTCTCTGTCTCGTTGAATGAGGGATGTTGACTGCTCCATGCAATCGCAACTTCTTGTGGGTCTTGGCAGAATGTAGCCACGCCCATGACTCTGTACCACTCAGGTTCTTCTACCTTGTCTTGGTTCTCTACTGCCCATTTGATCTGTGCGCACTTGCTCTCGATGGCCTTGGCGTTTGATGGTGGGTACTCCTGCACCACGGCGAGATTACTCAGCAACGTACTGGCAGGTGTGTGTCGTGGCTGGCTCACCAGATGAGCCTGTGTTGTTACAGGGAAGAAAGCCGCAAAGTGTTGGGGGTCAACGGGGGGTGAATCAAACAGCAACTCAACAAGGTTGCCGCCCTTAGTATTGATGGTTCCGATGGGGCGCAGTACCCGCGCATGGTCAGCAGGTACGGCAGGGTCAATATAGGGTTTACCCGGTGTCGGGGATACGATGCCACGCTTCTCAGCCAGTTCCTTAAACTTGGCGACAGCGGATGCCTTGAACGCAAATGCAATCGGACGCCATTCGTCGGGCGTCATCTCAGATGTCAGTATCCAATAAACATGTAGCCCGTTGCCTGACTTCACAATCATTGGGCCGGGAAGATTCAGTTCGCGGATATAGTCGGACAGCACGAGCAGTCCTTCCTTCCACGATGGATACGGCTTTCCCTCACCGCAGTCGATGTCTAGCGCAAAGGTCTTAACGACCCGTACGTTGGCTTGCTCCCGACTCTCGTCAGTGTGAAAAGCCGATATTGCAAAGTACGTGTTGTGCCCTGCTTGGCTGTCAGCCAATACTTCATTCGCAAGTTCTTCTACCGTTTGATGATGCCTCTGCTTAGGATACTTCCCCATGGCAGTGAACGAGCAATACAACCCCTCAGACGGAAGAACCCGCTTTAAAAAATCAAGCGTGTCCATTGCTACCCCTATCTATTGGCGGGGGATTGCTCCCCCGCCTCACCCTATTTGTAAGACTCTAAAATTTCATCGAGCCGTTGCTTGCGCTGTGGTTGCTCCATGGCGATCACTTCCGGCGTAGGCCATCCATGGTCGGTCATCACGGCGAGTAACCACTTTAACATCTGACGCACCTTGTCGTCACTGGACTTGCGCAAGGGTTTACCCCGCACCCAACCGTAGTAGGTCATCCGTGACACCCCTAACAGAGCAGCCATGTCAACTGTTGTTAGGAGCATGTGCTTGCGCAACGCCTCGACCTTTGTAAAGTCAAGTGGTTGCTTAGGCGTCATCAGAGTTCACCTCACCGACAAGGGCAGCAATGCTGTCAGCCAATGCCGCAGCACCCATTGATGCAGCAGGAGCCGCAGCAGGAGCCTTGGCAGCAGGGGCAGGAGCCTTAGCCGCAGGGGTTGCAGGTTTGGATGCACCGAAACCGCGCTTGGGGGCAGCGGGTTCTTCCGCAGGGGTAGGGGCGGGTTCGGGTTCTGCCACTTTCACGGCAGGTTTCGGTGCAACTGGTGCAGCAACAGGAGCCGCAACTTGCGGTACTGCTACTGGTTGGCGAATAGACTCGCCTGTAATTTCCTTGATCTGTGCCGAACCGAACAGTGGGTCAACCGCATCTTGTGTCTCAGCCTCGTTGAAGCCGCCAAAACCAAACTTGAGTTTCGGGAAAGACGCATCGGTGTCAAATGATACACGGGTACGGACAATCTCAGGGGCGATGCCACGGTGTGCCAACTCTTTCTGATATTGGTTCAGACCTTTCAACGCCGCAGGTGTAACCTCAAGCAGGTATGTTGGGCCGGTCGGGTCATCCGCACTCACCACAGCAAGTCGCTTCTTGTCAGCACAAGCCTTGATCTGTTGGCCTTGCGGTGTGACTTTGGAACCCCAAGCATTTTGCGGACACGATGCACACAGGTCGTTCTGTGGTTGCGTAGACTGTGGGTCAGGCGACACACCATCCAACGAGAAGCACTCAGGTGCTTGTGGCTCAGAGTCAGGTGTCCACTGCTTTGCGTACCAAGTCTTGCTCAGACGTGGGTTAGCGCCAACGATCACAACGTCAATGGTTGTAGAGTCCAACACAGTCTCGGTGTCACCCTCGACAATACGGAATCGTGCACCCTTGATGCTGATACGTGGAACGGATTCACCTGTTGCCAAGCCACCAGCCATAGATGTGGCGAGTGCTGACGGTTGCCCGATACGGGCAGCGAGGTGGGCGGGGACTTGCATATTTACTGGAACAAGATTGCTCATAATTTTCTCCTATGAAATGAGCGTTACGGATTACGGCGGGTGGCTTGCGCCGCGCCAATGACAGAATTCTTTTGCAACATACTGGGGATGCTCTGCCCAAACATCTCCTGTTGAACTCCCAACTTCTCCCTCATGGCAGACGACACGATGTGCTGTGCGATTGCCTCAGCATCTTGGCAGAAGGTGAACCCACCGTGGCGAATCTCACCGTACTGCGCAACTGATGGCGTGTCGAGTGACTGCACCACAAAACCATTGTTGATTTTAAAGGCGACAACGGCGGGTACTGTGCGTCCAAACAACTCCTCAGTTGCCGTGGTACGCCGTACTTCAGGTGGCATATCGTGCATTTCGCGGAGTGCCGCCTGTAATTTCTTTTTGAACCATCCACCTATCATGTCAATCCTCCACTCGGGTTGTTGGTTTACGAACTTCTACTTCGATCTTTGTGCCGTAGTTCACACCGGGCGGTACTGCTTTGTTCGCCTCGATGTAGCCACGTACAGCGACCTTGCTGACCGCTTTATTCAAGAGGTCAAACGCTTTGTTGTCGAGGACAAATGCCAAGGCAGCATCCCAGTTCTCGACGTTGGCATAGTCCGTGGTCTTTAAGAACGCCGTACCATGTTTGGTCTTGAACGATGTGACTCCCTGAGCATCGGCTTGTTGCTTCAGCCAACCCTCAAACTTGTCCATCTTCTCGACAATCTTCTTTGTCTCAGCCTTCACTTCTGCTTCCATTGCGTCCTTCTTCGCACGGAGTTTGATGTAGGCTGCGACTACTTCATCTACTGTCACAGACATATCTTCACCTTTCAGTTTCTTGTTGAATCAAATCAAGAAGCAAGCCTTGCAACTTCTGCTTGTTCTTCAGTCGCTCGTACATCTTGTGCTCAAGGTCTGTTGCCTCGATGTGGATGACGTTCGATACATGCTTCTTGCCGATACGCTCAATCCGACCATTCGCTTGAGTGTATGTCTCGTTGCTATTGATCGGCCCATACCAAATGATTGTTGACGCCGTGGTGAGCGTAAGCCCGTGCGCCATCGTGCCGGGATGGGCAATCAAAACATGTGGGTCTTTACTGTGTTGAAAGTTATGGAATATGTCGTTGCGCTTGTTCGATGAAACCTCACCGTTCACAACAGCCACAGTCCAATGCTTACTCAGTTCTTTCTCCAACATGTGTAGAGTACCCGTCAATGGCACGAACACAATCACCTTCTCTCCTGCTTCTTCAATTACCTCCTTCACTAAGTTGACGCGAGGGGCACAGTCGATCTGAATGTTCTGCCCATCATCGCCGTACGCAACACCACAACAAATCTGTACAAGTTTCTGAATCTTGACAGCCTCGTTGACAGCAGTGATGGTTCCATCAGAGGTCAACTCAGTTACGAAATGCCGCATCATCTGAGCGTAGTGCTTCTTCTGTTCAGCGGTCAACTCAACCTGCCGTGTCTGCACCACGGTGTCGGGCAAATCAAAGCACTCGTCACGGGTGTATCTGACAGCAGGTTGTAGGATGTTCTTCACAATGTCTACGGACTCAGGACGTGGCACGAACTTCCATTGTCCGATCTTCATCATCACCTGCTCACGGAACGAGGTAAATGTCTTGGTGCAATACGGGCTACCAACTAACTTAGCCAATGCCCATGCGTCCGTTGGGTCGTTCGGTGTGGGTGTACCAGTCATCAGCCACAGTCGTGCCGCACTGTTGGCATCCATCCACTTACGGAAAATCTTGAATCGTTGGGTCGATGGGTTACGCAGTACTGCCGCCTCGTCAATGATGATGAGGTCAAACATACCGATAGCCGCTTCGGAAATAATGGGGAACCCATCGTGGTTGATGATGCAGAAGTCAACATCACGTTCCAACATCTCCAACCGTTTCTTTGCAGTGCCATGAAGCACAGAGAACTTGCGGTGCGGGAAGCCCATGAAGATACCGTCAGCCCATACCCGCTCAAGAGTAGAGAGCGGCGACATGATGAGCACCTTCTTGATCTGCTTGGTCTTAATCAAATAGTCAGCAGCCCACAATGCAGATTGGGTTTTGCCTGTGCCGATTTCATTGAGCACCAGCCCGCGATGATTCAACGTCAAGAACGCAGCAGTTTGTTTTTGGTGGTCATACGGTGTGAACTGACCGGGCCAGTCGTAGTAATACAGGATAGGGGATGGGGCTTGGATGCCGAGGTTACGCAACACCCGCACTTCATCAAGCCCATGTGGTGTGACCACAAGGGGTGTGCCCTGATACTCGAACGGCTTCGCAGTCGGTATGCAATCAAGCACCCGATTGGGATTGTTCAACTTCAGAGCCAGTGCTTTGGCTTCTTGTACCACTAACATGTGTTCACCCGTTCTTCTCTATGTACTGTTCGACCTGACGCAGACTGGCTTCATCACAAACCAAGAACCACTCACCACCTGCACCTCTGATCTCTGCACCACACCGTACCTGTAACTCTGTTGGCTTCTTAGTACGGTCAGCCTTCACTTCAATCCCTACAAAAATTCCACCGATGATGGCGATGATGTCGGGGATACCTGCCCTACCAAACCCATTGTTTGCGGGGAAGAAATACCAAACCTTGTTCGCTTTCAGTAACTCAACAACCTTCTTTTTAACTTTACCTTCAGGTGTATTGTAAGACACTGTACGCTCCTGTCAAGTTTTATTTTATTAGGTTAAACCCTAGCACTCACACAATCATGTCGGGCAGGGCAGAAGCGGCACAATCCTGACGGACGCATAGGCCAGTTGTCATGCTCCAAGGACGTGTATATACGTTGGATACGCTTCATCACATCAGCCCACAAGTCATTCATCTGCCCCCTGTGGTACGTCTCAGTGTCCATCTCCATGGTCTTGAGCCACACGAGGGAAGTCTTGACCACCTGTACATCGGGGAAGTGCTTGAACACCTGCGCCGCAAACAACTGCATCTGAAACTGGTCAGCGTTTCGCTTACCTGTTTTCCAATCCATCACGTTGGCTAGTTCACCATTGATTACAAGGATGTCTAGTTTGGATCGGAGCCATGCGTCAGCATCCCACCAACCTGTTGGTGTAAGGTTGTCGGTCAGCACAAGTTCGTGTTCGATCAGCAGTTCACCACCCGTGGCAATCCGCTCGACCGATGCGCAGAGGGGTTCGTAATGCGCTACATCTTGTGGCAACAACTTGTTGGACTTCAGTCGGTGCTCAAGGTATTCGTGCACCCGTTCGCCGTACTTGCTTGCCTCACCCCCCTCGTCAACCACGTCTTTGGTAACGCGCTGACGGAAGTAGCGGTATGGGCAGTTCTCGTACAGTTTGATTGCCGAATAAGAATGGCTGAGTTTCATAGGTTGTCAGCGGTGGGACTTCCACCGCCCTTATTTACGTTGAGCCATTATCGTATCAGGTTTCGCCGTAGTTGTCAGCCATTCCTGATTCACATGCAACGGGTAGCCCTGCCGCCCAGACTGGTGCGGTTGACATGATCTGTTCAAGATGTTGCTGTGCGTGTGTCGCCTCTGCATCCGGGGCCACAATGATTACCTCGTCGTGGACTTGGAAGGCTACGTGGTAGTGTTGTCCTGCCTCAGCCATCTGTTCAGCAACCACGATACGAGCAAGAGCCTGAATCAAATTCTCTGTTGCCTTGCCGCCGTAGATTCTTGTCCAGTTGATGTCAACCACTTCGCCTGTTGTCACCCGTGTGGTTGCCGCCTTGCGGTACTCCCGTGGGTCAGCAACATACACATACTCTCTGTCACGTACACGCAGTGCAGGGTAGCGGACACGCAGACCATTCGGTAGAATGATGCCCTCGCCGTCATAGGGAATCCAGTCAACGATCTGTCCCGACTGCCCATTCACCATCTGTGCCAGCATGTTGCTGCACTTGTGCCACAAGGAAACAATCTGATGGTTCTTGTTCCGATAGAGTCGGACGATACGCTCTGCTTCACCGAGTTCGATCTTCACACTGATACCGCCTTGCCCAATCTCAAGAGTCCTGCGGAACTTCTCTGCCCCCATACCGTAGCCAAGACCAAGGATGCAGGTCTTTCCTACGAATCGTTCTACCTTGTCAGCCTTGGTTATCTTGCGCCCATAAACTTCGGTGGCAAACTCTGAGTACACATCACGCCCTTCAGCAAAGGCTTCGATCAGGTCTTGTTGTCCTGCGACATAGGCAACCATACGTGCCTCGATCTGTGACGAGTCGCATGAGATAACCTTGTGCCCTGCGGGAGCCTTGAGTGCACGGCGTATAGAGTTGTTGCCACGAGCGGGTAGGTTCTGCAAGTTCATCTTGTCACCACCCGAGAACCTGCCAGTGTGTGCACCATAGTAGTTGAGCATGATGGGCAACCGACCACGGGATGCCACACCAATGAGTGATTCGGTACGTGTCTCCTCCAGTGTGGACTTCACACCAAGTCGGGCGGACACAGCGGCTTGCACTCTATCGTCAGGATGTTCTAGCAAGTCGGTCATACCCTTGTCGGTCTTGGCGAACGCAAAGGATTCCTTACCTGTTGTAAGACTGATCTTGGTAGGTGGCTCGACGCCCAAGGATTGTAAGTATGCAGCGAACTTCGGGTTGGACATGAGCATCTCTCTGACTGCCGTATCTCCACCTATCCCAACTCCCATGTCAGCAAGCAGCGAGCGTTTACGTGTTTGTACTTCCTCAAGATGTTGCTGTAAGACAGGCACATCGAGTTCGATCACTGGTTCGGTGTACATGCGCAGGGTTTGGTCGATGACCATGAGTTCACTGATGGGGAAACCTTTACTCAGTTTCTTAAACAGTTCGTAGGTCAACTCCACGTCGTTCTTGCAGTACTCTCCGTAGCGGTTGAGTTCGTCAGGTGAGAAGTCAGCCTTGCGCTTGCCGATGGCTTGCAAAACTTCCTCGCCCTTCGCACCAATCCCATAGTAAGTGGCGAGTGCTTTGAGCGAACCGCCCACAGTAAGTTGGTGTAAGGGTCGAGCCATACTCAGAGTGTCGAGCCACAACTTCGGCTTGATTCCAAAGTGCCACGACAGGATGGCTCCATCGAACGCCGTGTGATGACAGAGGATAGCCTTGTCAGAGTAGTCGAGTCCATTGAGGAACCCGCCCACGTTGCTACCGCTGTACCAAACGGTCGGGTCTTTGTTGACCTTCACGCCCACACCAATCACCTCGAACTCAGGGCTACGGATATACGCTTCCGTGGTCATCTTCGAGAGTGAGAAGTCCTTCGAGTAGAAGGTCTCAAAGTCAATCGTTACTATATCCATACTCGCCTCATTGCATCTTGGTAGTCAAAGTGTTCCGCAAAACATTCCGAAATCGAAATGTCCTCGGGCGTCCATGCTTCCACAACATCGTTGTAGATGTACATCTTCTTGGGCACACGTAGGTTGTTGGTGACGAACTGCTTACCCTTATCGGTAATGCGCCACATACCTGAGTGCTTAACTTTCGGGTCATCGTTAGGTCTGCGTTCTATCAATCCCCAATGTTTTGTAGTGGGTAGTTGGTTAGACCTAAGCACCACCTTCGGTGCAGTGGTCGGTACATCAACCCATCCATGTGGGTCTGTGTTTGCCTTCGATAGCCATATCAAACTCTTAGCCATCGTTGCATTGAGTCCTACACGGTACACGATTCCGAACCTATCGCATACAGGACAAACCCCACCCGCATCGTGGATGGTGTCGTGCCATCTCTCTCGTAAGTCATCCAGTTCCATCTTCACTTCCTTTCGATTATGAAGTCCACATGCTTGTGCTTCTGTTCCTTCTCCACCAGTGCAACACCTCGCTCAATATCTTGTACGGTGACAACCTCAAGTTGGGCGTCGTGAAGTTCCATCAAGGTGTTGATAGCCTTCATCTCCTCCGCTCTCAAGATAAACTTGCCGCCCTCTGCGCCTCTACGACAAACCTGTAGCAGTGCTGGCATACCTTGGGCAACCACATCGCCGTAGTCCGCACCAAACCCCAAGCGGTACAGAGCCTCAGTCATGTTCGCCATGTTGATGAGCCTGTCCATGTCATCTCGCGTTGCCTTACCCTGTGTAAGTGCCGTCATTGCATAGTGATGTTTCAACTGCAACCTGATTAGTGTGTCCTCATGTTTTGCCACAGGGGTCATGCCTTCAAGCACATACCCCACTGGATTAACGAGCACCTTCTTTGGACGGTACTTACTACGCTTGCGCATCCTCAGTCCCTTGCGTAGTACAGCAAGACAGAGATAGCGGCTAGTACAAACACAAGTGTGATACCTGCGCCGACTAGCACACCCCCTACGAACGACATGTAGAGTGCCCAATCAAGCATCGCCCATGACCTCAGTAAGTTTGCTGATGTAGTGTCCTGCTTTCTTCACATCCTCAGCGCCACCCTTGGCATTACTCCTAGCAAGATATTTGATTGCGTTGCCCTTGAGGAAACCACGGAACTCCTCGGGTGTCATCCAACATTCCATTGCCTTCCATGGTTGCACACCCATGTTCTTGTAGTGATCGCCGCCTACCTGCAAGTCATCTGCCTTGTTGCTCG